GCGTCGATAAAGTCTGAAACAGATGCTTCCCTATCCAATGGGGAGCGTCCGTTAAGGTAGCCTTGCGGCAACCTCCCGTTGGTAACTCTAACCTCGTTTTTAAACGGACGAGGTGTATAGAACGTTGAGTTACCCGCACTCGAGATATAGCCACCACAAGCCAAGGGCACAAGAAAGGGATGATCCTTCCGGATCCTAACTTTCCTTGCCACTGGCCTAAGGTATTTGTATCTGCGAGGACACTGAGGGACTCGGATCCCGGTTTCGGGTCCAAGCCACTCAGGAACAAAGAATGGTCTACCTACTAGAAAAGACCTAACCAAAGCAATAGTTTGATGCAATAGGATTTTCATCCTACCACACCATTCCAGAACCTGATTAAGCACTACGTAGGTTTGAGTGTCTGCAGTGAACGATCTAACATAGAACGGAGTTACCTCCGCACCCATGTAAAAATCGCCACCGCAGCTCTCACGGAATGGACCACTCGAGTAAGACTTCTCGTGATTAACAAGAAGTCCTACAGACTCTATGGCCTCACATACGAGGGCGTACTGCTCCGTGGGGACTATTATATCGTCTCCAAAGACAGCCGTCTTGTCCCAATCAATAAAAAGACTGGGACCGTCAAAGTGCTTTGCTCTGACGCCGTATATGAGTGAGACTAACACTAAAGTCATCAGCGGGAACGTAAATCCGTTTCCCATTGTGCTTATCATGTTAAGCTCAACCACTTTACCGCTTGGCAGTCTAGCTACCGGTGACCGCAAGGCCATCAGTAACTCGAACCAACATTGCGGAAAGAGTCTACGTACAAGATCGACACTGATAAGGTCTGAGGCAGATGTCAAATCGATAGTAGCGATACTACCGTCAACACTACCTAACTGGGCCAGTGACTTGTTCTTAAGTTGCTGGTCTCTTATATCAAGGCCGATTCGCCGCAAAGCCCCTTCGAGGTATACGCCTGCAGCAAGCTGCAGACACATTGACCCAGAAGGCTCTATTGCGATCGTACGATCGATTTCTTCGTTCTTTGGAACCGTGGTAAGGCGTGAACCGTCCACTTTGGCGGTCCCGGTACTTCTAGTCAGGCTATCAAAATGCCTGAAGTACGGGTTTCCATTCCTAAGATTTAAAATCAGAGGTTCACTAGAGTCAGTGCAGGTCATGGGCTCCAAAATCTTCTCCACAGTGTGCGTACCCTGAATGCCATTGCTGGCACCTGGGCCGTAACGCCATAGAGAAAATAAGGAGTCAAGGTCTAAGGTCTCCTGAACGAACTCCGGTCTAAGAGACGAGGTATAGCGCTCAAGTACAGTGGTTATAAAGTACTTGGCGTTAGCCTCAACCTCAGGATCGAGGTTCCATTCAAAAGACTTGACGTAAGAGTTCGCTGCTTCAAATTTCGAAACAGCTTCCTCACGTAAACCTTTGCCTGTAAGGGTCGCGCGCTTGCGCATGCGATCCCTCAATCTAGCTACCGCGAACACCGTTTCCGGTGCGCGCGGCGCCAGACTGTCCAACTCGCCTTGAAGCGTCTCGAAGAAAGCTAAAAGCCTATCTTTATTCACGCTTGTCCTTTTCACAAGATATCTCCTGATGATGGGTAAACTGGCCTGATTAGGGCCAGAAAGTAATTAAAGCACGCCGCTGATTATGGTGTCGGCGATACCACTGGCTTGGTTCCAACCTACACCGAAGTGTAGGCTGATCAAAGCCTTTAGGTCTTCCGGCTCATATACGTCTGCGCCAGCAGGAACCTCAATGATCGTCGTAATACGAGCGGTCATGGGGACCTGATTGGCTGCAGGTGCAACACCCTTGCGGGTATTGAACTTGTAGACGTTCATCGGTACGCTCTTAACTACTCCCGTTACAGGGTTCGCTTGCGGCAAAGGGCGCAGCACCGCAGGCCGGAAAAACGTAAATGTAAAAGGTCGTGAGACCGAGTTTACATCAACGTTGGTCTGCGTGCCCCCGAGAGCAGTAACGGCGTATTGCTTGCCGTTAATGCTGGGTGCAACGTCTGCTACGTGAG